GATCCGTACAAACCCTCCTCCTGTCTAGTCGGGTTCTTTTTCGCGACGATGTTCTGGCATGCTTCAGCCTCAGCCACGGCGAGCATTTCTGGGGTGATCCGCGCCAGCTGGCGTATTTTGATGAATTGATTGAGTCCAGATGTAAGTTGTTGGACTTCCGGCTCGAGCTGGTCAGAAGGCAATCTGCTACTGGCAGTAGCGTAGCGCCCAATTGCGGCTTGAAGCGAGTGGTCAAGGCTGTTAGTTTGAGCGCGCGATCGACACCGAGCTACGCTTATTACGCGTTTCTCACCACTCGAGAAAGGGTCAAGGATTGGGCGATGGCGCATCTTTATGCGCAAACTCTTGGAGCCGAGATTGCCCAGGTTGGTGTAGCTGGTGTCCCTTCTAAACTCGTAAAGGTCCGAGCTCGTGGGGGCCACCTTCTGGAGCACCTCGTCAACTGCTGTAACGCTAACCGATTTGAGAGGGGGGATGAGGATGTCGACGGGGGTGATATCTTCGTCGAGGGATTCCGTGGTTGGCATGGCGGGTATGAAGCCTTCTCCGGCTAAATGGATCGAACCGTGGACTTGCATGTTGACCTGTGCTTCCTCTGGTATGCTGTATATCTTGCCTGATTCTCCGCTCCGCGGGTCAGGTCTGGAGGAGAAGGTTCCGGTATCGAAGTCCACGTCTTTAACCGCTACGTCTCCGTACAACCCACGATTGTTGCGAGCTCCAATGCGCCAGGAAAGATCTAGGCGTCGGCCGGATGTCGAGTAGCCAGTGCAGCCACACCTGTCGGAGCAGATTGCCTTACGTTTGCAGGCCTCGCCGCGCCGGCAAGGGCATACGTGCAAAGGGCGAATATCAATGGCGGCTCGAGCTGCTGGCGCCGCCATGAAGATGCACAAATTCCTGGTGTGACGGGTGGCTGCAACGTAGAGTTGTTGTGGTAGCATGTGGATGGTGGTGGCGCAGCTAGGTCCGATGTAGACGCCTACTAAGCCAGCTCGGTAGCCCTGCTGGGAATTCACAGTGGGAAACCCCGTGATTTGTTCAGCCTTCTTAGAAAAGCAGATAATGCGGCTGTCCTCTGTGTGCAAAGACTCCTTGGCAAACATCTGCCTCAATTGTTTGGCTGTGCGCCCAGATTGCTGGACAAATTTCACAGTGTCACATCTAAAGTTAGTTGTTTTGTAGCCAGCTTTGAGGGGCCAGCGCTGGTGAATCCAGGTCATGACGTCAAGAGGAACGGCTCGGCTGATGGTAATACGCGGAATGGGCGACAAGCAAGAGGAAGCAAGTGAGTTCATGCGGCTGGCTTTGTTTCCAACGTAATCTCCAACATTGAATGCAGTTTGCTCACTGTCACCAACGAGCAACGCTTGTCTGCAATGCGTGAGAATGTAGCACAGCTCGATGATCCCCATCTTGTAACTCTCATCAATGATGACGGCTTTACCTTTGACGTAAGGGAGGGCGGCAGTGGTTGTTTTTGCCGGTATACATTCCACTGCATACTCTTCTTTGAGCGCGGAGGTGGGGCAAATCACAAGGTCCCACCCTCCTTTGGTGAAAATGCGCTTCATTAGATGGGTTTTTCCACACCCGGGAATACCGTTGATGGCGGTAACTTTTCCCCTGATGTGTCGGGCAAGAAGGTCAGTTCGTGGCGGTGGAGAAGTTTTAAGGGCAGCCTGCTCGGCTTGTATGTGAGCGATAGCCGCCTGGTTAACTTTCTGGTAGACTCCGGTAGCCCCTGCCTTCAATGTAGTGAGCAGTATATGCATCTCTTCTGAAGGATTAAAGGCGCCAAAGTCGAGGTCAGTGGGCTCAGGCGGTGTATCCTCAACTACGTACGGTATGCCCCTAAGCTCCTGCGCGTAATAAAGATGACCATGGTACGCGGGGTTTGTCAACGGGTGGCGCAGCTGGACGAAGATTTTATAACCCACAGTGTGCGCATGTCTGTAGAGTGGGTGGCTGGCGGCGTTGTATGTGTAGGCCCAAAGCCGGACAGCTTGGAGTTCCGTGATCGAGATATCATCCGAGGGCTGCTGAACCCATTCTTTGAGGGTTTCATCGCTGACAGGCGCCACCGGCTGAGTTGGTGCATGGAAAACGCGGGACCAGTCATGTTTGGGCAGCGAGGTGGGCCCATCTGGCTGGAATTGCGCGTTCCAGGCACCTTCGTCAAAGGCCGGGGGTCTTCCGTTGTCGGCATCTGCGGCGCCAAAGTCGGGTTCTTCCTGCACAGATTGGAATGCAACGCTTGGGTTGTCATCTGGAGTAGTGGATGGGAGAAGGGGGCGCGACTCGGCGACTTGTACTTCTGCAGGTTCGTAAAGCTCTCTCAGCATAGGTCCGGACATCTGGGTTTCCGGGGTGTCATTCGGTGCGTCTATCTCGGGTGCGGTGGGTTGCGTCAATCGGAGTCGTC